CCAGCTAACGGATGGTCTTTAAACTCATCTTTGTATTCATACTTATACATATTTAAACCATTAGCTAATACGCCAACAGGCTCAATATGTTCTTTAGTGCGAATGTCAGACATTGCAATAATTCCTGCGCCACCAAGCCCCATTAAGCCTTGGTTAAAGTTTGATTGAGCCGCTTGTTGAGCATTAAAATTGCCCATTTGAGCGTTGTAGCCCATTTGACTAGCGCCTAACATATCAGCACCAGCAGTAGTAGCTTGCTGTGGAATGTTAGAAATATAACTAGGGTTGGTTACTTGTGAGCCACTACGAATAGCGTTAAGCGTATTAATAGGTTCGTTACGAATATAGCCAAGTTGACCAAAGCCCTGTTGATTGGCGGCAAGACCTGTGTTTGTACCTTGAATAACAGCGCTTGTCATCAAATCATTTTCTTTTTGACTTTGTGTTAATGCTGCCCTTCTGTAAGCCTCAGAATCTACTGGTATACCCTGATTAGCCATTTTGACATCAAACGCTTCACGATTTTGCTCAATCTGTGGCTGAAGTCTACGCATAATAGAATCTTGCATAGTTTCGCCAGGATTAATGCCAGTTTGAGCCAGTTGACTTGTATCAAATGGCTTAGAAATCATATTTTGAACATAACTAAGACCTTGATTTTGTAAATTACCAAGATTAAGGCTAGTTTGATTTTGAATGTCTAATAATTGTTGCTGTTCAGGAGCAAGTTTTTGTGTTGACGACCATGTAGGGTTGCCATAAATATCCCATTGCGATTTTGGGTTAATGTTGTACTCTAATGAGCCGTAAGGGGTGTATTGATTTACACGGTTTGCAGCCGTAGCTTGTTGAGCAGCGGCTAAATTACCTGCGGCAGTTTGTTGCGCTGCACCTGCGTAATCTGGAGCACTAGGCGCACTTGGCGCAGGCCCTAATCCTAAAAATCCACCACCACCCATGTCATTCTCCTCTTGCTGTCCTTAAAGGGCATTTGATGTCGAGAAATCGACAATCTTCACGCCTCATAGCCATAATCACTAAGTCACCATCCATGTGAGCATCTGGGATTTCGGCTACCACTTTAAAACCAAGGTGTCGGTTCAATCTTAGGGCATCTTCATTACTGCCACAAATTTGCCCTAGTATAACGCTAACTCCAAGTTTATTAAAGGGATAATCGAAAGCCGCCCACAGCAAATCTCGACTCATCCAGTTCACTTCACCTACTGCCGCAACATGCATTTGACACGCATTTGGCATAAAGCTACAAAACCCTACGACTGCTACTAAGTTACCATCTAATTCTTGACCTATACATACTGTTTCTGTTGGTAATGGGTGGTTCATCATACGAACCAGCCAATCCCCCATATATTGCTGGTTTTCTGTGGTCACCCTACGCAATTACAGTACCCCTCCTTTTTCCATTACAAAGTCAGTTGAAGCCCAATGTAATTCTAAACCTTGGGAGGCGGTATTTAAGCTAATTGAGCCTGCATAACCAATACCAGTAACACCTTGCCATTCTTTACTAATAACGCTACCGCCCCATTTTTTATTGTCCCAAGTGGCAACATCCCAAATACCAGTTTGGTTTAGAGCAGGGTTAAAACTTAAACTTTGGCTTAAGTCTTGTACTTCAAAGTCGGTACTTAAGCCGCATAAAACGGTAGGCAAAGCGCCTTGAAGTTGAAATATTGGTCGAACCATTGTGAAGCGTTTTTGTTGCCCACGACTGTCAAAATAAGAATAGGCTTGCTGTACCGTAGCGGTGATGTTAGTGCCAGCGTCTGAATAACCACTATAGTATTTGCCAACAAATCCGTTACCGCCAAAGTAAATGCTTTCACCGCTTACTTCAAAGCAGGCAGCGTTAATACCAGTAAATTTAGCCCAAGACTTTGTAATGGTGTGCATTACATATTGCTCATAAACGCCATTTCCAACAGGAATATTAAGAATAAGCATATTAGCTTCAGCTAAGTAATTGATTTGCCAACCAAAATTAGCAGAATACAAACTAGCCGCTTGGCTAATAGCATAGAAAATCTTGTCAGTAATATTGATTTTTGGGTCTAATCGGCTTGATTGCAAAGCAGAAGCCATAGGCACTAAACCGTCTTGGGTCAGCAATAACATATCGCCAGCCCACTTAAAAAAGCATCTACGGCTAAAGGTTTGACCCATTTGCCATACGCCAATCAGCTTCCAATCATTAGGGTCTGACGGATTTCCACCACTATAAACAATGACTTCGCCTTGACTAGTAACAAAGGCTGCATAGTCATCAACGCCATAACCAGCATCTAATGTCCATGTACCCATAGCTTGAAGGTAGCCACCTCTGCGAGCAATTCCACCAAGGTTAAAGCTAGTTAATGCACCGTTAATAGAGTCAACTGGTAAATACCAAAAAGTAAGGCTGTTTTCTTCTACAAAAAACAGTCTATCCCTGTAAAGATTAATGTTGACTAGTTTGTCGCCATCTACGCCAGTTATGTAAAAGTTAACAGCATAAGTACCTACAACAGTTGCATTGCCACTTGGGGCAGTCGCCATTGTGTAAGTAAAAGTTGTAGAGCCAGTAACGGTAATTCTGTATGTACCGTTAAATTGAGCAGGTGTAGCACCAGTTACGGTAATTTGATTGCCTGTTACTAAACCATGAGCAACAGCAGTAGTAGCAGTTGCTGTAAGGTTGCCTGTGCCACCTCTAGTAAGAGTGCTAATTGTTTGAGCAGTAGATGTGGCGGCAGATTTTACCCATTGTGTGCCGTTATAAACGACCATTGGGTCTGCACCATTGACTGCTGCTAAAAACGAGCCACCAGCCGTTGTAATCATTACATGCTGTAGTTTTCCGTTACCAAGGCTTACAGGAAAGGCAGAAGTAGCTGTAGCGGTAGAGGCATCGTATATATCACCATTGTTGTTAACGGCAAATAACTTTTGTACTGTAGGGCTACTGTAGTTCATCAAAGATTGAACTTCACCAGTAATACCTATAGAAGTTTTTACATACCCCTGTCTAAGCGTTACATCCGATGGCGTTGGAAAAAAGTTAACCATTTGGACAGCATCCAAAGGACTCATTTCTGCCAATGCATCTCTAGCGTTCCAACCACCAATAGGGGCTGGCAAACTGGCTGTAGTTGCTGAAAACTTCTTAGCTTGTCCTAAAATCATAATTAGCTTCCATAACCAGTATCAGGGATATTAGCGTAGCCAATAAGTACCTTAGATGGGTAAGGAGCAAATGAAAGGTTAGCTGCGCCTTTGTCATTAGATTTAGCAATGGTTAAATAACGCTGGTAATCTTGGGTTAAAGCAGTTGTGTCAAAAGACTTAATTTGGAAATACTTAAGTTTAGTAGACAAAACCATGACACGGTCATCTAAAACCGTTGTGTCATCATCAGCAGTAAAACTGTTTTTTATAGCTCCATTTACGCTTCTTGCCCAGCCTTTACTGCGGTATTCCCAGCCTAAATACTCGTTGGTATTCATTACAGGCCATATTTGGAATTGATTATCTAGTATTCTCCAGCGCACTCGTGGGCCAGTAGAAATATAGCCAGACTTAAGCCATTGCCATTGTTGTGCATCTTCAGGCCCTAACATTTCCCAATGCTTTGACTTGTCCCATTGGGTACGGTTAGTAATGGTTTCAAAGTCAGCAGGAAGGTCGTAAGCGGTCTGAGCGCATACTACTGATTGCACTCCATTGCCAGTAGCCATTTGGCTCATTACTACTACTTTTGTAGTGTTATTGGCGCTGACAACATAAGTGTCTTGAGGAATGTTATAGCCTGTTAACTGCCATTGGCTATCAACAGCACTTAAATCTGTGCCAGCCTCAAAAGTCAAGTTATACGAACCATTGACAGTTGTGGCGTTGGCGGTTATAGATTGAGTGTAGAAACGATATTGCACTTGTAATGCTTGCCAATCGTATTCCTTAATGAGGTCATATCCTGAGCCATTCATCAAGGCTAGGATTTGCTGCACATCTTGGGAAGGATTGCCAATAACAAAGCTAGGTATAGACAAATTTAGCTCTGCTGCTGTTTGCTGGACAAGTTGCAACATCGTTTGGGACATATTAGACCTCTGCTTCTACTTTTGGTTTGCGTTTTTTGGGAGTATTTTCCGCAACAGCCGCAAGTAGCGCTGACATCTGCTCTTGCATAGCAGCCAGCTTCGCATCTGTTTCTGCCTTGATTTTATCATTTTCTTGGCGTAATGCTTCTAATTCTGCTTGCCTTTGAGCAACTTCGGCAGAATCAGTAGCTAAATTCAAGAAAGCCTTGGCTTTTAGACGGAAATTATGCGGTGACATCCCTGCAACCATGCCAATTCTCTGAAGTTGTTGGTCAGAGCAGTCAGCAATAGACTCTACTGTGTGGAATTTAAGCCCACGCAATTCATCAGCCTGGCTACGAGTAACTTGAGGCCATTGGTCTAAAGGCGTACCAATAATATCTTCATGGTTTGCTACTTGGTTTTGATAATGCGCCCATTGGCGTGGAAAACGCTGTTTATGGGAATCTTGGGCGTATGTGTCAATTTCTGTCAAATTATCGCCAGGAATCATAATGCGGACAAAATCAAATTCTTTAAAAATTGGTCTACCTGCTTCGTCTGAAGCAATGTCTTGCTTAACGCTTTTTTTATAGAATTGGACTGCTAATCGTGCATCTGCACCTTGAGTATCGCTATCTATTGCCATTTTTAATGCTCCTAAGTGGTTAGGGGGT